CGTTACAACACCAGGACCAACTACAACAAGTTATACATCAGCAAGTTTTACAACAAATACTTTTTAAGTAATATCAGTTCCATCCTCTTCTACATTTAGAATTACAATGGCTACAGCTGAAACAGGAACAGGAGTTACTGCAGGAGGATCTTTAATTACAACTCCTTATGTATTCGTGGGCCCTGTTAATCAAACCTATGGTTATGGATGGGGAACTTCTACTTATGGTACAGTTGCTTGGGGTGAAGAATCAGCATCTCCAACAGTTGTATTGTCACCAGCGAATTGGTCATTTGATAACTTTGGACAAATATTAGTTGCAACTATTAAAGATGGTAAAACATATTCATGGAACCCAGCAGATTCAGGGGCTTTAACTACTAGAGCATCTGTAATAGCAGGAGCTCCAACTAAATCAACTTGTTCTATCGTATCAGATAGAGACAGACATTTAATTTTACTAGGAACTGAAACAACAATCGGATCACCTTCTTCTCAAGATCCAATGTTTATAAGATTTTCAAACCAAGAAGATTATAATACTTGGGCACCCACTGCAACAAATAGTGCAGGTACCTTTAGACTTGATACAGGAAACTACATTGTAGGAGCTGTACAAGGTAAGGATTATATATTTATTTTAACGGATCAAGCAGCTTATGTTATGCAATTTGTTGGACCTCCTTTTGTATTTTCAATTAGACAGGTCGGTACAAACTGCGGATGTATTGGTCAACATTCAATAGTCTTTGCACAAGGTGCAATATTCTGGATGGGATTTGGTGGAGGATTTTTTGTTTACGATGGTACAGTTAAACAATTACCATCATTAGTTGAAGATTATGTATTTACAACTGGTGGAGATAATCCTGGTATTAATTATAATGCTGCAGATATTGTCTATGGCTCTCATAATAGTTTATATAATGAAGTGATTTGGTTTTATCCAACTGCAAATTCATCAGCTGTTAATGCATCGGTAGTTTATAATTTCGTTGAAAATACTTGGACTACAATGTCTTTAACTAGAACAACTTATTCAGATGCTCAAACTTATGATAAACCATATGCTACTAAATGGATATCAACTGGTGTGCCAACATTTCCAACTATTAATGGTGTAACTAATACATATGGAGCATGTACATATTATCAACATGAAACTGGTGTTAATGAGGTAAGTTACACTGGAGTTAAAACAGCTATCCCTGCTTATGTTGAATCTGGAGACTTTGATTTAGATATAGAAGGAGATGGTCAGTATTTAATGAAGATAAATAGATTTATACCAGACTTTAAAATACTTGATGGAAATGCTAAGGTAACTTTATTGTTAAGAGATTATCCATCTCAAACACAAAATAGTCAGATGTTGGGACCTTATACTGTAACTTCATCTACAACTAAGATAGATACTAGAGCAAGAAATAGATTAATGAGTATTAAAGTAGAAAACGAATCTGTAGATGAAAATTGGAGATATGGATTATTTAGAGTAGACATTCAACCAGATGGAAGAAGATAATGGCAAAAATTACAACATATATACCTGAACCAAGTCCAGAGTATTCTCCGGATAATCAAAGACAAGTTCTGCAAGCACTAGAGACATTAAAAGATCAATTAAACTTTTCTTTCCAAGAAGACTTAAAACAAGATCTTCAAAGATTCACTTGGTTTAACATGAGGTTTGGCTGCTAATGAGTTGTGAAAATATAAATGTTGGTAATGGTCAGTTAATTACAATTGGTGGTAATAACGTTGATGCATTCGGAAGATTAAGAGTTTCTAATCCACTTACAATCTTTGATAGTAAGAATATAATGTCACAGAACAGTTTATTTGATCCATCAACTGCAAGTGGAGCAAGTATTACTTATACAGCAAATAAATCTACAGTTAATTTAAATGTAACAGAAGCAGCATCATCTAAAGCAATAAGACAATCTAAAAGAGTTATGTCTTATCAACCTGGTAAATCGTTACTTCTATTTAATACATTTGTAATGAATACTTTGACTGCAAACTTAAAACAAAAGGTTGGATTATTTGATGCAAATAATGGAATATTTTTTACAGCAGATGGAACTACACTTAAAATAGTAAGACGAACTTACACATCAGGTGCCGCAGTTGATACTGAAATATCACAATCTAGTTGGAATGGGGATACTTTAAATGGTACTGGTGCAAGTGGATTTACATTAAATCCAGCGACATCTAATATATTATTTATAGATATTGAATGGTTAGGAGTTGGATCTGTAAGAGTTGGATTTGTTATTAATGGTCAATTAATTACAGCGCATACTTTCTATAATGCCAATAATTTAACAACTGTTTACATGCAAACAGCCAATCTTCCAATTCGTTATGAGATTGAAAGAGCTGGAACATTAACCGCAGGAACTTATACATTACAACAAATATGTTCTTCTTGTATTTCTGAAGGTGGATATTCTCCACAAGGATTAGAGGAAATGATTGGAACAGCACAGATTAGTGCCGGTGTAAATTTACCTACAGCAAATACTTATTATAATATTGCAACAATTAAAATTAGAGCATCAAGACCTTATGCAGTTATAGTTCCTGCAGGAGTAGATATTTTAAACATATCTAATGGAGATTTTGAGTGGGGATTATTTATTAATGCCACACCATCTTCTGCATTTTCATATACAAATTTTAGTGATAACGTACAATATGATTTAACAACAGTTGATTTAACTTCAACGGGTACAAGAGTTGCTGGTGGATATTTGGGGGGTAAAACTGCTCCATTTACTTTAGGAGGCGATTTTATAGCTTTTGCAAATCAACTTGGACAAACTATTGCAGGTGTGTCAGATACTTTAACTTTAGGTGTAAGACCAGGAACAGCTAATGGAGATGTGTCTGGTTTATTAAAATGGTTTGATTTAACATAATGGCTAATTTTTATAAAAACGCATTCTATGATCCAAGCACTACAGCTGCTGTGACAGTGTACACATGCCCATCAAACGCTAACGCTATCATTCAAAACATACAAGTGACTAATGAATCTGGAAGTAAGATATTAAAAGTATCTATTAATGATGATTCAGTATCTACAATTTTTCAAATAGCTTATGCTTCAATCTCGGGACCTACTATTTGTAATTTAGCAAAGGGTCCTATTATATTAGAAGAAACTGATACCATAAGACTTGAAAGTTCTGTTACATCTGGTATAAGTGCAACATTAGCAATATTAGAAATAAATAGAGACGATCAAAACGGACAGAATTAATATGTTTTATTTTTGGCATACAGCAATAGTAGTATTATTTTTAGCCTTTTCATTTTTCATGGGTTATAGAATGGGAAAGAAAACTATTAATAAGACAGAAGAAGTTAAAAGAAAATGTCCGATGGGATTTAATTAAAATATGGTTAAGAAAGAATATCATATAGATACAGAAACAGTAACAATAATAAAGAATAAAAAAACTGGTTATATCTATAAAGACGAAGAAGAACTAAGAGCAGCAAACGTTGATCCTAATGATATCAGTCGTGATGTTGTAGTTAAAGTTACTAATAAAGGATTGGAAGTCTTTAAGAAATTTATGAATGAAAAATGAAACCTAGAGGTGGTACAGAATTACAGTTTGAGTTTTTAGAAAAACATGTAAGTAAAGATTTACTTGATCAGGTACAAATATGTACATCTGTTCCAGGTAAAGTTCCAATAGATCCAAATAAAGTAAATATACTTTGGCAAAAGAATTCATACGATCAACCAAATTTAGCGCCATGGTTTCAAGATAAATCAAATCATAATAAGTATGATTGGTATGTGTTTAATTCACATTGGAATTATGAAAAATTTAGAATGTATTTTGATGTACCCACTGAAAAATGTATTGTTATAAAAAATGGTGTAATGCCAATTGTTCCTAGAACTAGACATGTAAAAGGTGATCCTATTAAACTTATATTTCATCCAACTCCATGGAGAGGTTTAAATGTAATTCTAGCTGCAATGCAACTTGTTAAAAATCCTCTTATTAGTTTAGATGTTTATTCATCAACTGAAGTCTATGGAGATGCGTTTAAACAAAGTAATGATGATGCATATAAGGATTTATATGAACAAGCTAAATCTTTACCTAATGTAAATTACATTGGTTACAAACCTCATGAATATATAAGAGAGAATTTAAATAAATATCATATATTTGCTTTTCCAAGTATCTGGGAAGAAACATTTTGTATATCAGCGCTTGAAGCAAT